TTTGTTGTAACCAAGCATAAATAAATCCATTCCATCAGATAAATTAACTCTATCTTCTTCATAGTAAATTGAATCACCAACTATTTCATCAGCCAACTTCTCAACCTCATCTTCAAGTGGTGGTAGTAAATCTACACCTTCAAGTATTGGTGAGTTAATTGGTAAATGTGCTATAATTTTTTTACAAGCAGTTCTATACAAATATTTATGATTTTCTCTATCAGATTCTTGGTCTTTAAATCTTTGTATATCTTGCTCTCCACCCCAAGTAAACAAATAGTAATCACCTTCTTTAATCTCTGATTCATCTACAACAAGTAGATAGTTTTCTGTGGTTATTATTTTGTGTTCCATACTATTTGTTTTTACAGATTTCTATTAGCTTTTTAAGACAAGCAAGTTCTGCTTCTTCGTAAGTTTTAAATTTTCTATTTTCATCATCAGTTGAATAATCCACTAATGGTTTGTAATTCCCATTCTCATCTAAATCTGTCCCAATTACAGCAATTTCATAATCCCACTCAATCCCTATTTTATCATCAATAAAATCTGTAATAGATGCCCTTAATCCATACTTCTCTCTAAACCATCGGAAGGCTTGTGAGAAAGTTGGAGCAGAAACAGCATATCCAAATTGACTATTTCTTCTGACTGAAACTCTGTTGTGAGCGTCCATTGTATATCCTAATTCATTGTCGGGATAACTATAATAAGTTGAAATAGCTTCATCAAACCCAAGTTCTTTGAGTTCTAATGCTTGTTTGTTTGGTATAAAGTCTTTCATATTAATTTCCATTATTTAATATCATTAAGTGGATAGCAAGATTCAAAAGCGAATCTAAAGTCGTCAGAATTGAAATTCACTTCAGCGGTATCAGCAGCAGCTTTCAATGCAGCTTCTACATGAAGTTTAGCAAACTGTTTCATCTGATATGAAATCGGGTATTTAGAATCTTTCCATAACTCTAAAAATTCTTCTGCTGTTGGTATATTTTCCATGTTATTCTCCGTAGGTTTCGGTGTAGTATTGTTCTGTGGTCATTGGCGGAACGTATCTATTGTTTTGATACGCCTTCCAAGAATAATCCTCGTACTTTTTGGCAAATTCTATCATGCTTTCCCGTTCCATCGCTAGGGCTTGTTTACATAACTCTTTTTCATCTGATAATAATGGTATTCCCATTATATCAAGATTCTCAATCAGCCACTGCACGGCTGTTTTCGGTTTGTCGCTCATAGGGTGTCGGTGTTAAAAGTTTGGTTTTGAATTTCTAGCATCAATAAGCCACAATATAATGGCTAACACAAATAATGTTAGAACAGGCTCAATATAACAGGCAATAACTAATCCTGTTGTTAATATCAAACATATCACAGCAAATATGACATTATGCCACTTTATCTTTTTATAGTTTTCGCTCATTGTTTCTGTTTTGATTCTTCAATAGCTTCTTTTACGATTTCTTTTTTATAATCTCTATCAAGTTGAGTAACAGCAACCAATAGAGTTATGATTATAGCAGCAACAATAGAATATACAATTATTTTGATAATGCACCCATCTCTCCGCTCTTCAAATTTTCGTTGATCCTCTTTTTGCTGTTCTTCTATTCGCTTGAGCCTTTTTTCTTCCCAATTCATTGTTTCTGTTTTAGTTTGTTTCCCTATCCACCATCAGCGGTGAGATAAGCCTATGTTTTATGCGCCAATATGCTAGTTAGGTGCAATGCTAAAAAACAATATCGTTAGTAAATCTTTCGACTTCATTTCTTACTTCCATCCAATATTTTTGTTTGGCTTTTCTCCCACCTTCGTTATTCCATTCATCAATAAGGTAGTCTGTGGCAATAATAGCACACTTTTTAGCCTCAAAAATACATTGGTCGCTTGACGATTTCGCATTCAACCCGATATTGCTTGACATACTTAAAACCATTTGCCTTGCTTTTTCTTTTGGTATCATTTTATTTTAGTTTGTGAGAAGCACTGCACCTAACAAGGTATTGCCAAAAGCAGGGTATTCTCGGTTAATTAATCTTTTGTACTTCTATTGGGCATTTGTGCAAGGTTGAAACTTTCTGCTTCTAAATCCCTGCCTTCGGCAATACCCGAACCGTTAGGCGCTATCTATAGTTACCCCCGGTAGTATCACCTATTTGTATTATAGCTTCAATAGCTAGGGCTAGTTCATCCTTGGAGCAATCAGCAAATGATTTACATACCATAAATACTTCTCCTCCAAGATTCTTTTTTACACATAAGCCTGCTTGTCTCTTGACCTCAAGCTTCATGTCTTCAAAACTATAGCCGGTATCTTTGGCTAATTCTCTTATGCATGCATGGATCTTAGCTAGTTGAGGTACGGTGCCATTATCAGTAGTAGCTTCCATGAATACTTCTACCATCTGATTCTCTTCTATGTTCTTTACAAACTCATGATACTTAGAAGAAGATCCTGCATCTCTATGTTCTAGTTTACCATTGGTCTTTACTAAGTGACCGTGATAGATATTATGTTTCATTATGTGCTTTGTATTGCTCCAGTATTTCTAGAGCCAGGTTTATATCTGCAGGAGTACCATGAAGCATTTTCCATATAGATTGTCTTTCTTCAATAGAAAGACCCAGCTTTTCTTTACTATAAGATAGTATGTTTACAGCGTTAACCCATTTATAAAAAAGCTCATCATCCTCAAATATTTCACGTCTACGGCGTGCTTCCCAATCCTTCGAGTTTGACATGTGCTAATTTTTCTTTAATATCAGATATATAATCATCGCGCTCTTCTAGCATTGATTCTAAAGAAGCAATCTCTGTTTTAAGTGTAGCTATAAGATTATCCCTATCTTCTATTTCTGATTCAAGAGTGGTTAAAGCACTATTAATATCATTAAAAGCTCTTGTAATTTCTCTATCCATATCAAAATATGTATCTAATTGTATTCCAAGGAATTATCTGATCATGTAGCTCAGTCCACTCTTTAATATACTGAGCTTTAAGATCATGTTTATATCTGATGTTTTCTCCACCATACTGAGATATTTTTGACTCTTGGATATCTGGGCGCCACAAAAGATCCTCACCTCCTAGACCGAAGTTTAGATTATGTTTGTGCTTATCCTCATTATGAGTAAGAAAGATAACTTCAGCTTTTACCTTTTTCTTATTTTCTACCCCGGCGGCGACTTGTCTAAACAGTTCTCCATACTCTACTAACCAATCATCTGTTACAATAACAGGACTAAAGTTGATGTGTACTTCGTATCCTGCTTTTACAAATTGGTCTATACTTTTAATCCTTAGATCTATGGGTGAGGTATTAGGCTCAAGTATCCGGGAGTACTTATCCGGCATAAGACTGAATCTGATCCTGATCTTTTTTTCTGGATCATAGTCTAAGAGCTTTGGGTTTACATACTTAGTAGCAAAGCTCCCCATTGCTATAGGGTGAGTCTTAAAAAAATCAAAGATCTTTTTCCACTCGTGATACTTCAGATGTAAAGCGAAGTCTTCGTTGCAAGAGATATCATAGGTAACAAACTCCTCGTGGGTTTGATTAGGCTTGTCTACTGTAGCAAACCAGGCGTGATGATCGATAGCTGTGAGTATGTCTTCTGTGTTGGTTGCTACTGTTAAACCTGTAGGTTTATGCCTTTTCATGTAGCAGTAACTACAGTTAAAACCTAAGCACCCGTGGCCGAAGCTCGGACTAATATAATCAGTTGATCTACCGGATTCTCTTATGACTAAGGATTTGCGTTTAACAAACTTAGTGCTCATTTATCTCCTTCACCTTTTAGAATAGAGTTAATATTATTTATAACAGCTTCATTGTTATCTGTCCATAAATAGTGGCACTTAAATTCATTGTTCTTAATCTTAAACGGTACTACTGTAAAATAAGATTGATATTCGCTAGGTTTTGCAGTGTGACGAAAACACTGATCTTTAAGAGGACAATTAGTACCTTCACAAAGGGTTATATCCATTTGATTTTATTTTTAAAATATGTAACATTCAGTTTCTCCTTTGAAATTAATCAAAGGTTTATACTTGTACTTTTTAAATAGTCTTTTTGTTTTATTTTCTAGATCATAG